TCAATTTGCGTAGCAGGTCATCCGAAATGGAGGGCCGTGTCTTGTAGGCGAAGGGTCCGCCAGCGCCGCTGCTTGCGAAATCCGAATAATCACCGGACAACATGCGATATAGTTCCCGCTGTTCTGGTTCGGTCGAAACGCCCTCCTCGAAACGCCTGATCGCAAACTCTCGCTGAATATCGCCGCCGCCCATTAGGCTTAGAGCAGCACGGTCGAAAGGGCCGATATTTTTATGTACCTCATCCGGATGAGCTCCGAAGACCGTCCCGCGTCTCGTGCCGTAAAATCTTTTATAGTATTTCTGTTGTTCAAGTTCTAGCAATTGCGCCCTGGCGCCGAAAGGCTCGGATTGTTTCAAGACCGCGATTTCCGCCGCGCCCGTTTCGATCTCCTGTTGGCGTCCGAGACGCGGCACGTTGGCGTAGGCTATGCTGAGCGCTTTTGAAATATAATCGGGGGAAACTTCTTTTTTAAGCGAGGCGTATCTCTCTCCCAAGGTGCCTTCTTTTTGGGCTTTAACTATCGCCGCCAATCCGCCGGAGGCCCTGATATTAGATATACCGGCCTCGGTCAACTTCGCTTGCGTGTCCAGTCCGGCCCCCGCAAGCGCCGCAATCTGTTCGTTCTCGGAACCGGGCGTAACGCCCAGTTTTTTCCAGAGTTTGCTCGCCGGGCCCGTCGTCATGCCGAGCGCCTCACCAGCCCTTTTTAAATATGTGTGGTATTCTTCCTGTCCCCAAACCGCTAATACGCTCGGGGCGGCTGCCGTGGCAAGATACGGGTCTTTCCATGTAGGAAACGCTTTTGCCATATTCGACATCTCTTCGGGAGTTTTATGCGAAAACAAACCGGCGCGATACATTAAATACGTGCTCTCATATGGTTCGAGGCCTTTTTGCTTTCCCGCCGCGATAATGTCACTCAGCGCCTCGGGCTGAATCCCGGCTCTCCGGCCTATGCCGATTTCTTTGAACGCGGCCATGCCCTTTTTAAAATCGCCGCCAGAGAGACTTTGCACGGATTGAGACAGGGCCCAGCTTTCACCCGGCATCATGCCATATTTTGCGCCTACGGTAACCGCTCTTTGAGTCCGCGCCACGGTTTCTGGGTCCCCCTCTTGCACGAGCACGAACGCCATCAGGCTGTTGACGGATTCATTCAGGCTCGCCGATACCGCTTTCGAGCTTTCTTCGATTTTGCGCAGATAAGACACCGCGATGTCCGCGCCCTTTTTGATTCCAAAACCGGCCGCCGCGATCTTGGCGACTCCCATCAACTTTTCTCCCATGGAGTCAAGGCCCTCGTTTGTGACCTTGGCTGCCTTCCTGCCCTGCCCCTCGGCCTTCTTTTGAGCCTCGACAATCTTCAGAAAACCCGCAACGGCTTTGCCGGTCTCCGCGTCGAACTGGTAAGTGACCTTGGCCATTTCAGTTTTTCCCTAGCATGAAAACATCGGCAAACGTCGGCAAATAATTCGGGAGCAACCCCGCGCGCCAGTGCTCAAAGATCAGGCGTCGGCGCGGATTTTTTTTTTCATGAAGGCGCTGATCGAAGGCACGTCCAGCATGGCATTGATAACCGCGCTCACGTTGCCCATATTGAGCAGGCGCAAAAGCGAAATCTCGCCCTGCCCCATGAAATAATTCAGGCCGATCGCCTCTTCGATCATATTCCCATCGGTCACAATATCGAATGACGCGCGGCCCGCTGCGGCCGCTTCCATGAGCCGCTCCCACACCTGCTCGACACGCCGCCCGAGGTCCACATATTCGGGCCTCATCTCCATGCGCCGTTCGCCGTCGGCCGCAAGGAAAAACTGCTGAAATTGCGGCAGGATGATCCCCGGATCAAGCACGCGCAGGATCGGGATTTCCCACGCCTGGCCGTCGTTGAGCTCAACCATGTGGCCCCGAATGGCATCGGGCCGGAGCAAGTCGGCCGGACCTGGCCGGGCATCGTTCGACAACCCGATCCACAGGTCGCCGTGTTGTTCCCACGTCTGGCCTTCAGCGTCGTAATGCAGCGCCACGCCCGGCCGCGCGAACATCACGCCATTGCCGTCAGGGCCTGGCCCCGACGTGCGCTTGTGGCCTTGCGCGGGCACGAGGCCGCCCGTCGCCCGCTCAATCTCTTCGGGCGTGATCGCCTGGCGGCCCGGCAGGAAGTAAAGGAATCCACGTGCCATCTTAGAACGTCCCCACAACCAGGATCGCATCGGTGCCCGAGACGGTCGGGATGATCGTCACGGCAAAGGTCTGGTTGCCCTGGTGATCGCCGCCAAGCGCCGTGGCGTAAGCGATGCCCGCGCCGACCTCGATCGTGATGCCCGCGCCCGACGGGACGCTGCTCTTCGTGACCGCCTGAAGCTGGAACGTCGCACCAGCCGCCAGGCTCATTCCGCCCTCTGCAATCGTCGCCGTGATCGCCGCGTCCAGCGTTGTGAACGTCAACACCGGTTGCCGCTTGATCATCGCCACCTCTTGCGGGAAAACCGAGCCGCCGCCCTTGCTGACGACCAAGTCAATTCCGAAATCAACATTGATCGACTGGATGCCGTCAATCTCGCCCTCGCCGATCAGCACGGGGGAAATCGTGTAGGCTTCGTCCAGGTGCGCCGTGCCGGCCAGGGCTTGGGATTCAGTGATCGTCAGCGGGTTCGTGGCATCACCGGCCGCGTCCGCCGCCTGCACCAAATAGCTGATCGTCGCCAGGGCGTCTTGCGAGCAGGAGAGCGTTTGCGGGACGACAATGCCGCCGTCGATTACGGCCTTGGTGTGGACGCTGCCCGCCGTTTTAAGTCCGCCCTGCGCGCGCTTTTCCATATACAGCGTCAAGGGGCCTTCCGCGTTCAGCGCCAGCCCGTCAATGCCGATCAGGCCGAGGGCCGTGCTGACCGCTCGCGTCGTGAAACTCGCCGTCGGCGCCTGGCTCAGAATCGCGCCGAATTTCGCGTCAATGTCACCCGATCCGCTGTTGAGAATGTGGCTGATGCCAGGGTTGAGGTTTTGGCTTTGGATCAGGCCGATGGAACCGCTTGCCCCGACCCCCACCGCATAAATTCCGTAAGTGTTCATCTGACTATTTCCTTTCGCTTATCGCGGTCGTGAATCATCTGCAAACGGCGGTCGAGCCATTTAGCTATCATCGTTACTTCGCCCTTTGTCATTGCGGTTATCTCTTTGGCCTTATCCGGCTGCTTCGGGTCATGCAGGGCCAGATAGGCCGGTGCGGTGAGTGTCCCGCGCGCTGATTTCGAACTTCCGGAAATGGCCACGCTTCGTGTGACCGCAATTTTCAAACGGCCAGTTTTTACCAGCGGGGTCGCCCGCCCGGTGAGGCTTGCTTTTTTTGACTGGTAGCGCCTGGACCTTTTTTTGTAATGATATTTATGTTCAGCCCCCGGTTTGAAATGCATCGGCAGGAAACGCTGCCACCACATTTTCACCAGAGCCTGCAGTTCCTCCTTGATGATCTTGCGGAATTCCTTCGGCTTGAACCCCTTCCGGCCCTCGTAAACCACCCCGGCTTTTGTTGCGAGCGCCATGAGATTTAGCCCACCGTGATCCTGAAACCCCAATAAAAATAATCGCCGGGCTTTCCGGCGGCTCCCGGCCGGTTGCGGGTCATCTCGACTTCCTGCTCGATTGACTGAATGCGGATATACGTGCCCGTGAGCGCCTGCATCTCTTCCAGGACCGTGTCCACGTAATTGCGGAACCAGTATCCGGCGTCTTCAATGCCGTAGGCGGCCGGCACGTCGGCCTCAAAGATGACGACGAACGCGCTGATTAAATCGTAATGCTCCCGCACGCCGCCGCTGCTGTGTTCGTAGGTTCGCTCCCGGTCCTCGATGATCGCGAAGGGGCGCTTGCTTGTCAGGTCAACCAACCGGTTCCCGTCGCCATCAACCGGCACGAAGGCGTCGATGTATATGCTGGCCTTGGCCGCCGCCGCGTCGTCGGCGACAACCCACGTCTGGAACGTCGAGCTCCCCGCGATCGCGTTGCGGAGCGCCTCCAGTTGCAGCGCGGACGAACCTGTTGGAGTCACAGCCATCGTTTACCCCTTATAATAGCTCTCGCGGCCGCGCGTCATGGTCTGATCTGACGAAACCATGACCACGTAAACGCCGTCGTTCCGGCCGCGAATCTCGGTGACATACCACGTGAGCGAATCAAAAACGACGGCGTGCCCAATGGCCGGGGTGACGGCCGACCGCAGAACCGAGATTTCGGCCAGCGACACTTTTTCCAAGCCCTCTTCGTCGGCGCCCTCAGCGACTCCATGGCGGTTTATAATGGCGTTCACCGTGAAACCATTGACCGTGATCGATTCTCCCTGGACGTCGAGCAACACCTTGAACGCCTCGGCGTAATTGCTTCCGTGGGTGGTGAGCGTTGCCTCATCCGTGAGGATGATCGGCGTGACTTTAGACCCTGTAAATCCACCGCCCATTATGAAACGACCTCCGCGTCTGGATTGTCGAAGTTGATGCCTGATTTTTGGTGCCAGAAATAATACGTTCCGGCGTCAAGCATGAAGGTCACGACGCCCGAAGCATTTGTCTGAAGAGCCCCGGCGATCACGTTAGATCCGGCTGAATCGGTAGACACCCAAACGTCAACATCCGCAATGGGCAAACCCGTGTCGCTGTCTGTTATTGTGTGCGTCCACGAGATCGCGCCTGCGCCGACGGCGCCACCGACGCCAGAGATCGCAGCATCAAGGTAATCGATTTTGACCGCCCGCGCCTCTGTATATCCCTGATCGGTCATGGCGTCTTGAACATCGGATTTACTGATACTGGAAACGGCATCCAGTTGGGTGTCAAGATCAGCAGAGGCCATACCAACAGCCGTGCGAATGCCCGCAGCGTCAAGAGGAGCGGTTGTGTTTGCGCTATCCGTTCCCCTCATGTCTGTATTCGTGGTGGTCGTATCCGCCAAAACCACGCCTGCCACTTTATGTGTCGCCGGATCATAGCCAGTATCGACGAAATCTTTCAGATCCGTCATCGATTGCGCCACCCCGCCGATTTGAGTCATATTGGCCGGAAGCAAACCGGTGGCGCTTGCCGCAAACAAGGCCACATAAACGGCCTCCTCGACGACTTGAAACTCGTGCCGCACGGGCAGCGAACCGGCCTGATGAACAATCAAAACTAGAGAGCCGACCGTATTGGTATCAGTGGCGTCAAGCTCACAGTTGTAATATCCGTTAGCATCCGCCGCCGCGCTTGTGTCGTCGGTCTTTTGCGCCAAGGCTTGCCCGTTTTTCGATAACTTGATATCGGCTTGCGCCAATGTTAAGGCCGTCTCTGCCGTCTTGCCGTCCGTGTCATCTATAAATGGGCCAATCAGGACATCAACCGCCGTAGACTGTTTAAGAATCATTGCCATTATGAAACCCCCATTAAGCGTCGGTGATGCCTGGCGATTGGAATTGACAATCCGCCACCAACCGCCTGATATTCATCAACTCCAATGTCCCAGGCGCTTCTCGTGTCATCATCAATGTCGTTCGTAAACACCCCTGACTCATCCGTGCCCGCTCCAATAAAATCCGACGAAGCCCCAATATGAAAATCCTCAGTTCCAGATGACACATTGGTAAAATAGGCCCCGCTGTCAGTGGCGTAGGCTACTGTTGATGTGGAGCACGAACCGTCATCCGATGCGCAGGTTGTAATTACAATATGAGTAGTGCCCGCGATTACGTAAGCGGCTTGCCCGCCATTGCCGACCGCGTAGCAATTAATGACCCGAACGCTTCGATTAGAATCCCCTGATTTCCTAAAGCCTTGATAACCAGTGCCGATAAAAACGCAATTCATATAGGATTGCGTTGTGGTTGCCCGGAAATACCCGATCGTGTAAACGCCGTAATACCCAATAAACACACTATTCGTAAATAAACCACGCGCTTCATAGGGCAGTCGTATACCGGCAGAAGCACTTCCCCCGGTCGCCCTGGTAATAAATATGTTGGAATCCCAGGCGCGATAACTATCCACGGTGTTTTGGTACAAGACCGCGTCCTGATAATTACCGGTTCCCGTCCCGGTCTTGACGGCTTGCACCCCACTTAAACCTATATTGCTAACAGAATCGGAATTGATAACACGCGTATCCATTTCGAGGCGATAGGCTGTCGCACACCATTTGCCGTCATGCCGTGCCGCTGCCGTTGTGTAAATATTGATGTATCGCGTCGCATCGGTTGTGTAATTGTGAATGGTTACCGCTGAGGAATCCGCCGCGGCCGTCCAGTCCCCATCGATCTCGACGTCGAAATACTTATCATTAGAAACAAGGTCTTGCTCATTGGCATTCATACACGCCTCAAGAGACGTATAATCTCCGCTGGATGGTTTGACTGTTTTTTTTAGTTGGGCTGCCATTATAGCCTCGTCGCTATCACTGGCGGGCTGATCTCTGTCGCAAGGCCCGATTTTGTTGCGATAGATTCAACTGTTTTAACTAGAGAAATAGAATCCTTTGCCTGCTCAACAGCTGTGGCAATGACTGCCGGAAATATATTGTATTTCCTAACCCTAACAAGATCGCCAGAGTGCAGATCGATCAGGCTCTCTTCGTATTTCTTGGCTTCCGCCATGGACAATTCAGGGGCCTTAACCACGACGAAATCGGGCAAGCGTTCTGCCTTGCCCCACTTCCATCCATCGGGCCTAACGACAATCACATCGCCAGGCTGAGAGCGCGCTTCGTAACGGGCTTTTTCCGCACCTGTCATTGCATCAACGGCCTTTTGGTCAAGGTCATCCATCCAATGTTTCTGGGCTCTGACAAGAAGTTCAGCCATGATTCTTTCTTTCAAAAGCGCCCGCGCGGTCCAACCCAGCCGCGCGGGCGCTCGGGTCGTCTATCCGGAAGGGGAAAACCGGTTAGACTCAGACGGGGTACTTGCGAGCCTTGACCACGATCCGCATTTTGCCGGCGGCGCTCGTGCCGCTGGAAAGCTGTGTCGTCTTGGCGTAGACGCTCAGGCCTGCGGGCACGATCAGCCCGGCGTCGCCCGTCGTTGCGTTCGGCAGGGAATAGCCCACAATGATGTCTTTCAGGGCATCGGCACCGGCGTTGGTCGGCGTCAGGGTTGCCAGGGAGGTGTCGGCGGAGTCGTAAACCGTCACGATCCCCTGATCCTGAGTCCCGCCGCCCATCACTTCGGAAATCACCCCGGTGATTTCGTCGATGATCAACCCGTCCGGGTTCATCCAGGCGGGGATAACCGTAAGCTCCGTGGCGGCCTCGGTCGTGTCGATTTCAATGACGAACGGCTCCATGACGATCGGGACATTGATATCGACCTGGACGGTCGTCTGAGTGTTGGAGCAAGCGAAAACGCACGCGCCAAGGTAGAGGTCGGTTGAGCCGACCAGGGCGGCGCTTGACGCGACGGCCAGGCTTGCGGAGGCGTCCCAAAAGACAGGATCGCCAGCCGCGAAAGTCGTCGCGGCGGCGGTCAAGATTTTGAAAACGCCTTCGGTGCGTAGGCTTACGGTGTCGCCGGTCTCGGCGGCATTGAGCCCCTCGTAAACGCCAACGCGGCCGTCGTCCAGTTGGATGATTTCGCCGCTGGCAATGGCGCCGGTTGCGACCAGGTCTACCCGGTTGTGGTCGCCGTAGTACAGTGCTTCTGCTGACATGTTTTCTCACCTCCATGGTGATTTTTTATTCGGGTGGGGCCAGCACAACCAAGTGGGGATTGCGCCGGATGTTTTCGATTTCGATCGGGTCGACGCCCGCAGCTGGGATGATCTCATCCAAAAGGCCGGTCGTCGTTCCGATCAGGAAGCCGCGCTTGCGCGTGCCGTTGCCGAGCGCCATATCGCGGACGAGAATAACCTCGTCGGCTTTCGGCTCCGCCGGTTCGGCAACCGCCGGTTCGGCAACCGGCGGAACGCTTACGGGGATCGAACGTTTTTTGAATCGAGCCATGATGGCCCTCCTTATCAGCCGGCGCCGGTCGATTTGTGCATGCCGCGCCAATCGAGCGCCGCCACGCCGATATCCATTTTGATATCCCAGCCGATGCCCCACTGGCCCTTATCGAGCACGAAACTCCGGAGTTGCGGAGCGCGACCCGTGCCGGCCAGGTAGCCGACCTCGATCGTGCGAGCCGAAACCGGCGAGGCCGCGAGGAACCAGTTCGTTGCCGAACCGGTCAGGGCCGTCCCGCTGGACGGATTGGTCACGCCGACCGCGTCGATCCGGCCCTCAACGATCAGATTCAGATTCAGGTCGGCAATCACGTTGCGGCTGGGGGCGACGCCGTCGGTATCGCCTTTGATGAAAAGCTCCGCCGAATGGAGCAGCGCGCGTGCCGTGAACTCCAAGTCGGGCGGGACAATCAGCACGTTCGGCCGAAGATTCAGCCGGACCCCGTCGTATTTCTGCTGGGCCATGGCCACCACGGCGGCCTGTAGGGCGGAAGACGCAAGGGCCGCCGTGGTCAGGTTGGCGTGAGTCGAAACCGCGAACAGCGCAACGGCGTCGCTCAGGTTGCCGTTTGCGAGCAGTTCCGAGTAAACCAGGTCAGGGCGAAGGCGTTTGGCGGCCGGGCCCATTTCCGTCGGCGCGCTCGTGAGTGCGCTCATGTTGTCATCAATGATGTCCTGCTCATCAACGACAAACTGCGAGGCGTAACGGCAGATTTTGTACTCTTCTTTCTCGTCGGAGAACGCGGCGTGCTTCGCCTCGTTGCCGCGAGCGAGTTTCTGTAAGGCCCCGGATTTCCCGAAACCGATCCGCTCGTTCGTTTTGAAGTCCGCGACATCGACCTCGCGGACGAAAAGCCCGGTCGTGTCCGGTGCTTCCAGGTAGGCCTGCATGAGTTTGGCATTCACGCTCGTGGTGAAAATGTTGGTCAGGGCCGACCCGGAAACGGCCGCGCGGATGTGCTCACCCCGAGTATGAGGCCGGGTGCCGGTCCTCGGGTCCTTGGCGCCGGACAGGGCGTTGGCCGCCCGGCAAATGTCGAACAAGGACATGTCGCGGAACTGGTTCCCCAATTCCATGGATTGCTCCTGTTCCTTGCGCTTCGCCTCGGGCGCTTTCGGATCGATCAGGTCTATGCCGACCCGCTGCGCCAAGCCGGAGGCCAACGCATCACGGGTCGCGACCGGCGCGACGTGGACGCCGACCCCGGTCGGGACCTGCCCGGTTTTGGCCTCACGGATCGAACCGAGAAACTCCCGGCTGGCCCGGTTTACGTCCCAGCCCTCAACGGCCGCCCGGTTGACGGTCTCGCTCGGAACATCGTCGCCAGCGAGCGCGCGGATATCCGCTGCACGCTTGCGATCATCGGCCAACGCCTGCCGGACCACCTCGGCGACATCGATCGGCTTGGGAGCCGCGATCGGCTCAAGGACCGCGACCGGCCCGGGAGCGGAACGCGTCGGCCCGGGAGCCGGTTCGGATTTCGCGGGCGGCTTGCTGTCGCCCATGACCTCGTCAGCCTTGCGTTTTTGTTCGCCGTCCAGCGCGTTGTAAAAACCCCACGCCAGAGCCTCATCGGCCTCGGCGCGAAGGCCCAGCGCTGTCAGGACGGCTCTTAGTTTTTCATTCATGGTGCTGTGCACCTCCGTTTTTTTTCCCTCCACGCCGACTGGCGCGGGGTTGTATTCCTCTCGTATTTTCGCGTTGGGATCGGCGCCCATCGGCGTCAGCGAAATCTCGCGTAGTTCCCATTCAGTTGTGACGCGCAGGCCGTCGGTTCCGCCGTCGAATGTCCGCCCGCCCACGTCCTCGCTTTTGCCCGGTTCGATGTCGATCGACACGGTCGGCATATAGCCAACCGAAACGTCTTTGATGTGATTCTGGCGGACCTTTTTCCATGCGTTTTCGGCGTCGCCATCGTCGTCAGCGAAAGTGAGGCGTCCGATCACCTCGTTATTGGCGACGCGGATATCGGTGCCGCTGCCGAGCACGTCCTTCACGCTGCTCCGGTAGTGGTTGTCAAGCATCCGAACGTCATCGCCGAACTGGCAACCCTCGGCGATGAGCACCTCATTGACCTCGCGGCCTGAGCGCCAGTCGTAGACGCGGGCGGGTGTCTCGGTCGAAAAAACGGCCTCGACGCTGCGCCCCGGTTCGTCAATGGTTCCGGCCCGCAATGTCACGGACCGGATATAAAGCTCGGTTGCTTTTTTAATTTTTGCTGCCATCCTTTGCCCCTTCCTTTGCGATAGCCGCATCGATTTCCGGCGCGGTCAAACCAGCCCCATCGAGCAGGGCTTTTTCGCGGCTGAGTTCATTAACGAGCGTTTCGAAATCAACGCCCAACGCTGCGCAAACGCGCGTCCGGCTGGTGACAAAATCTTTGAGCCTTTGGTTGTCGGCTTTAGCTTCTTTGCTGGGGTCAACATGCGGCATAGGTGGCCAAGTCCAGACGAAACGCGCGTCGTCGGGCCGGATCATTCCCAGGGAAAGTTCGGCTTCGCGCGCCACGCTACCGGACAGCCGGTCGAGCGTCGAATGGTTGATCGAGGTTCGTTCGGTGATCAGGCCGCGCTGATAGTTCTGGCCGTCAAACCTGGCCGATGCGTAATTATGGTTCGACGAATCGAGCAGGACGGTCATGAGCGGCATATTGACGGGGCGGCCGATCTCGCGGAGTCGCTCGTGCCGGTATTCGACATAGTTCGCCGCCGGTTGCCCCGGATTGGATTCAAACGGCTCCCAGCCCGGCGGGAGTGTTTTAATCGTGCGCCGCTCAACCTCAAGCGTTTCTGGGTCATCGAGGGCGAACGTCTCAACGTCCGATCCTCTTGCGAATAAAAAGAATTCCTTATCGGCCGCCGCGCGCGCCGCGTCCATGACCTGTGAGTCGTAGTCCCGGAGCTCGGCGATTGAGTTGAGCGCCGACGCGAGCAACGGAAAACCACGAACCTGATCGGGTTCACTCGATTTGAAATGGTGGATTATACCGGCACTTGGGATTGTGTCCCATTCCACCTCTTGCATCACGCCGCCATACACGTTTTTTTCACGCTGGAAATAGTAATTGATAGGGCGGCCGAACTTGTCGGCCTCGATTCCGAGTAAAACATTCCCTTTCATTATCATTGAGACCGGCGTGGACAACCTACGCGGATGAATGGAGTAGACGCGCGTCTTGATCCGGCCCTTTGCCTTGGCATCCGTCACAATCTGAGCGGTGAATTCGCCATATGACCACAGCAGGCGCGCACACATCCGGAGCATTGCCGCGCCAGACAGGCGGCCGGTGACGTCGGGAGCGGCCCACCATTCACGCCAAACTTTTTCGATATCGATATTAAAAGCGTCATTCGATGATTGGCATTGCATATTCGGGCCGGTCCCGACTAGATCGGTCGCCCAGGTTTCCACAACCCCGTCAACCATGGGATTGTTGGATATTTCATAGACGCACCGCTGCTGAATTGCCGAAAGTGACCCCACCATTGAATTGGTGATCGGATCCGCAGCGCCGCCAGCTTTCGACCAGTGGCCCTTATTCAGCCGGTCAGTGCTGGCCGCATCCCAGCGCGAACGCTTTTGAAAACCGTTATAGGCGATCTTCACCTTGCGCTGGCCGAACCAGGCTTTTGCTTTTTTAATGATTGGAATCAACTGGTGCCCGGCCTTGTGTATTCGATCGTTTGGAACTGCATCCCCGTAGAGGCGGCTTTCATTTTCCTGAGATCGACGATCATCGCGTCGATTTCTCCGCCGCGCCACTTGAGCGTATTGTCGCCATGCCCTGAATCAGGAAGACCGGCGATCAACATTTTGGCGGATAGCAGGTAGGCAATCGCCGAGGAATAATCGCCGGACTCCTGAGCAGTAATCGCCAAGTCTATTTTGCCGTTGATGGTTGTTGCTCGTCCGCTCATGACCCAAATATAAAATGAAAGCCCCCTGCGAGGACAGGAAGCCAATACCAGAATCTGGTAAATATAAACTTTATTTATTGGGCGGGGTTGCTACTGATTCGCAGGATTCAACTGATTTGAAGGCTTTTTGGCATGAATCGCACTTGTGGTACCTTACTGGCTTGAGCGTTTTATATACGCGAGTCTCCACTGAATCGCAGTAGGGGCATCGGACGCGAATATATTCGACGGCCTCGACGGGCACTTCAGGGCTCGCCTCACTGAAGGTTTTCCCGCAATGGTTGCACCTCACGCGCTCCCATTTCTTTCCCCATTGCATGAAGGATCTGATTTTCTCGATGTCGTTGCACCCGCATTTCGGGCATTCGTTGATTATCACGGTCAGGTCCTCCGATTGAACCATTGTTTTTTTTCTGTCTCCCCCTTCACCGGCTCCGTTCCAATCAGCCGCACGCCCGCCAGATGCCCCGCCATCGAGGCCAGCGCCGCCGCGTCGAACCAGTGGTTATTCCGGCTTACCTGTTCCCAGCGCGTCACCAGCCCCCGCCCGGCAATGAACTCTTGCGTCTGCCGCTCGGCTGTTAGGTGTTTGATGAGCGCCAGGTGATCCCGGCTGTGCAGGACCTGGAACAGCGTCAGCGCATCGGCCGCATCGGCCGCCGCCATCAACCGGTTATGAACCCAGCTTTTCCAGTGATCCGCGTTTACGTTGATGACCTTCACAAAGTCCGGCGCCGTCCGCACGATGTGATAGCCTTCACCGATCTGAAGCACCGCCCGGCCGCGCGATCGCGGATGATGATAGGACCGGGTCTGGCCATGGCCCTGCGTCGCGCCGAAACCGATCGTCGGGAAAAACCCCGCGCCGGATTCCTTGCAAAACGCCCGCACGACCGGCCCCTCATAGCGCGAATCGAATACCGAAAACGACGGCCGCATGCGCCCGGCCACGCCGCCAGGCCAACCCGGCAGAATCGCCTCATCCCGGAACGTCCGCAGCGCCGCCATGAGCGCCCGTTCCACGCCCATCTCATCGCTGGCCACCTCGATCACGCCATAATCAACCACATGCCCGCGCCCGCCTTCGGCCCAGGCGATCAGCATCCAGTGGCACATCCGCATTCCGATGTCGCAACCGACCGTCGCCCGGCGAGCCCACGCCGGGACTTCCCCGCGCTTGCCTCCCCCTTGGCGCTCAAGCAAGACACGGCTGTCCAGCGGCCGCATCTCTTCAATCGCCGGGCTATACGGCACGGCCCAAACGAATTGACTCATCTCCTTCTCGGCGTTGTCCTGATTTCCGGCCCTCTCGGCCCGCCATTCCTCGGCGCCGATATCCCCGGCCGTCACGAACAGGTTATTGACCGCGCTCCACCGGAACCCCAGCGTCCGCGTCTCAGGCACAGGCCCTGTGGTCCCGCCCTCTTCGCCGAGATCCTGGCCCCGGTGGATCAGCCGCGCCCCCATGTTCGCCTGGGTCCGGTTCCCCTCGCTCCAGGCCGCCCCGCATCCTGGGCAATAAAATGCCGCTTCCTTCTCGGCCGCTAGCGCCGTCCCGGCCTCACGCCAGCCCAGCAGATGTTCGCGCTCGAGCGTTACCCACGCCCTGCAGATCGGGCAGGGCAACACGATTCGGCTGCGCGTGCCTTTGGTGTATTCCTGCCATGTGCGGCCCTCGATTATCGAGACCGTGCATTCGCCGTAAACCCGTTTCCGGTCGCCGAAGGCGCGCGTCCGCGCCTCCATTTGCGCGACCTTGTCGGCTTCACGCGAACCACCCCCAGCCGTGTCCATGCCGTCGACCTCGGTCAGCACGAGCACCCGCGCAGTGAACCCCGCCCGGCTCTTGTCGCCGCCCCCGCCCGACATAAACTTGAGCACCGCGCCATTGCGGAAAACCAACCGGTCGACCCGGCCGCCCCGGCTCCCGGCCCCCGAACGAGGCAATAAATCGCGGTATTTCGTCCGTTCAATGACCGGCAGTAAATCCAACGCCCATTTATCCCCAGCCATATCCATGTCGGGCAGGCCGAAAATGACCGCCTCGCCGACTTCGAACAGGTGATACAGCACCGGCAAAACAGAACCGATCAGCGTTTTCCCTGATTGCGTCGGGCCGGTGACGAAAATACGGTTCCACCGGCCCGAGTCCACCGCGTCCAGGAACAGGCCCGTGTAGGGCTGCCGCTCGACGGTGAATCGCCGCCCGGCGAAGGGGCCGTTGGGCAGGACGATCTCTTCCTCGGCGAACTGGCGCATATTGCGAAGACGCGGCGCGCGCGACCTCGCGACGAAATGATCGAGCTCTTCAATCAGCGGCGTCGTCGCGGGCGTTGACATTTATTTTCCCGCCTTTCCGAATGAGTTCCGCGCCTCGGCCGTGAAATCCGCCAGCGCCTCATCAAGCACGCCCTGGGCGTCGGCGCCATATTGCCGGCCTAAACCCTCCCCGGCCCCTCGAAGGATCGTCGCCAGTCGGCCCAGGGCTTGATGAACATCCTCACGGGCGATCAACCGGCCCCGGTCGCGCTCCAGGGCGATCTCTTCGCGGGCGGCCTTGGCCAGCCGTAGGCGCTCCATGCCTGGGGACCCCTCTTCGATTGCGCTTTGGTGATTGAGCGTGTCGATTTTCCATCCTTCGTGCCATTCGATCACGGCGGCCAGGTCGTAGGTCGTGCTGTCTGAGTTCCGCGGGCAGCCGCTCTTTGCGTGCCACATCCCAACCGCCCGAGCCGTGACCCGATAGAGCTTCCCGACGATCCGCGTCGGCACGGCTTTCATGTCGCCGCGCGTATATCCGGCCCGGCGGATAATCTTGTCCACCCACGCCAGCCGCTCCTCCCACGCCGCCTGAACGACGCGCGCCATCTGCTCACGCTGCTCTTTTCCCGACTTTTTTTTGTTTATTCTCGCCATATTTCTGACGTTTCGATCAGCCTTTATGTATGCTTAATAGGTTCCGGCAGCGCGAAGCGAAGTGGGAATTTCGGCCGTTGTGTGCATAAAAATTCAACAAGGTTGGAATTCCGTCC